TGAGTTTTCTCACGAAGATGTTGTTATGTTTGCAAAGATGCTTTCAAGGAATGAAGTCGATGTCACTTAAAACGTCTGCTTGGCAACGCAAAGAAGGCAAAAATCCCAAAGGCGGACTGAACGCCAAAGGCCGCGCGTCGGCGAAGGCTGCGGGTATGAACCTGAAGCCTCCTGTAAAGTCTGGCGACAATCCTCGTCGTGCGTCATTCTTGGCTCGCATGGGCAACATGCCGGGGCCGGAGCGCGATGAAAAAGGAAAGCCAACACGTTTACTTCTATCGTTGCAAGCGTGGGGTGCCAGTTCTAAGGCGGATGCCAAGGCCAAGGCCAAAGCTATCTCCGCGCGAAATAAGGGAAAGGGCGGCAAGTGAAGAAGCCAGTCTGGAAAACGAAAGACCCGACGAAGGGCGACAAGAAGCTGACGCCGAAGCAGAAGGCGTCCGCGAAGGCGATGGCGAAGTCAGCCGGTCGTCCTTATCCAAACTTAGTCGATAACATGCGCGCGGCGCGTAAGGCGAAAGGAAAATAACGATGAGCAGTTTTCTTGCGAACGGTCGCACTTGGGGAGATGCCGTTGCGATCACCAAATCTGACACGGAAACCAACGCCTACTCTGGCATCTATGTCGGCGGCACGGGCGCTGTGACTGTTGTTACTGAGGACGGCACGAACGTCACGTTCAGCGCGGTTCCGGTTGGCACGATCCTTCCGATCCGCACGCAGAAGGTGATGGCTGCAACCACGGCGACCCTGCTCGTCGGCTTCAAGTGAGGCAGTCATGGATGAAGAAATGATGGAAGGCGGCGAGGGCGGCGATGCTTGCCCGGCTGCCACTGGCGACCTGACGCTGAACCTGAAGAATCGTGGCAAGGCCATCGACAAGGCCGACTATGGCCCGATGGACCCTAACCTGCCGAACCGTGAATACTGGCAGCGGATGGCTTCCCGGTGGGACGAGACGCCTGAGAACGCGAAGAAGATGCTTTGTGGCAACTGCGCTGCGTTCAACAAGACGGAGAAGATGCTGAAGTGCATCGAGGACGGCCTGTCTGAAGACAGGATGCAGGATGCGATGGAAGTAGTGGACGCAGGCGATCTGGGCTTCTGCGAAATCTTCGACTTCAAGTGCGCTGCCAAGCGGACCTGCGCCGCATGGATCGTCGGTGGCCCGATCACCGATGAAGGCGAAGGCGAAGAAGAAGACATGGGGGATGAGGAAGGCGAATATGACGAGGAAGCCTATTAACCTAAGCATCTGCGTTCCGACGCGTGACACGGTCAACTCCGGTTTCGCGTATGACCTGACGCTTATGGCAGCGCGTTGGTACGCAGAAGCACCTGCTGGCTCGGCCTTCAATCTGCACTTTCTGCAGGGAACATTGATCGCCGACCAGCGGTGCAAACTTGTTGAGTTAGCCTTGTCGCGAAAAGCCGACTATGTGCTGTTTCTGGACAGCGACATGCGGTTCCCGGCAAACCTGATCGACAGGTTGCTGGCGCACGACAAGGACATCGTTGCCTGTAACTACGCGCAACGGCGTCTACCTGTCCGCACGGTTGCCTTTAAGGACTGGGCTGCGCTGGATTATGTGTATTCGCTCGGCAAAGAAGGCTTGGAGACTGTCGATGCTGTCGGCATGGGCGCGATGCTTATCAAGGCTGAAGTCTTCAAGCGGCTTCCGTATCCGTGGTTCCAGATACATTATCTGCCGTCCGCAAGAATGTGGGCTGGTGAGGACATGTTCTTCTGCAATCTGGCGAAGAAAGCAGGTATTGAGGTTATGGTCGATCACGATCTGTCGCGTCAGATAGGGCATGAAGGCATGTTCACCTTCTGCCATGAGCATACTGAAGACGAAATGACGGCACAGCAGCAGCGCAAGGAGGCAGCGGAATGAAAAAGGGTGGCGGGAAATCCAAGATCGCCAAGGTCATGGGCGAGTATAAGCGCGGCACGCTGAACGCTGGCGTTAATCCGAAGGGTCCGGCCAAGGCTCCAAAGGTCAAGAGCCGCAAGCAGGCCATCGCGATTGCGTTGTCTGAAGCTGGTATGTCTAAGAAGAAGAAATGAACCACTTCTTCGAGGACATTCAAGGCTGGTTTTGCTTCCAAGAGCCGTACCGTCAGGCTGTCCGTGAGGCGTCTGATGGTGCGGTCTTTGTCGAACTGGGCTGCTGGAAGGGCAAGTCTGCCTGTTTTCTTGCGGTCGAGGTGCTGAACAGCGGCAAACAAATTGAGATGCACTTCGTTGACCACTGGGGCGGGTCAAACGAGGAGGCGCACAAGGCCGATCCAGAACTGCAGCGGGTTTTTGACATCTTCCGTGGCAACATTTCACGGGTTCCAGATGTCGATGTTATGATCCACCGGACAGACAGCGCGAAAGCGGCTGACTTGTTCGAGGATAACAGCATTGACTTCATCTGGGTTGATGCGGGGCATGAATACGACGAGGTACTTGCTGACATTGCGGCTTGGTGGCCGAAGGTCAGGGCTGGCGGCGTCATGGGCGGCGATGATTACCCCATGCCGGGCGTCGGCAACGCAGTGAAACAGTTCTTTCGCAGCCACGAAACGGGCTCAGAGGCCGGGTGGCAGTGGTGGCGGGTAAGGAAAGGCACGCAAAATGGCGACTGATGGCATCACCCCCGGCAGGTACAACCCGGACCTGATCCCCATTTCTGCCGATGGCGTCACGGACAGCTCGTACAACACGGAAACCGGCTATCTGACGCCGGATACTCGTCCCATGAGCGACGAGGAGTTCCGGTATATTGTTTATCAGGCCATCGAGGACAGCCAGACCTACATCGACAGCTACATTGCGCCCGAACGCGAGGCTGCGATGTCGTTTTACCTTGGCAATGCGCTGGGCAACGAGGAAGAAGGCCGCTCTCAGGTCATTATGACCGAGGTGCGGGACACAGTTCTTGCGATGATCCCGTCTCTGCTGCGTATTTTCACGGGCGGCGACAAGGTTCTTGAGTTTGTCCCGAAGAACGCGGAGGACGTTGAGGCCGCAGAGCAGGCGACCGACCTCATCAACTACATCTTCATGCAGGAAAATAGCGGTTTCCGCATCCTGCACGACGCCATGAAGGACGCTCTCATCCTGAAGACGGGCATCCTGACGTGGTACAAGCTCGATGACGAGCGCGTCGAGTATTACACCTATTCCGGCCTCTCGATGGTCGAGGCGAACCTGATCACGCAGGACAAGGACGTTCAGGTTGATGCGTACACCGAGGAAACTGACCTGCTGACGGGCGAACAGGTCATCAGCATGACCATTCGGCGTACAATCCGCACGCCGCGCTACATCGTCGAGTGTGTTCCCCCTGAACAGTTCCTCATCGACAACGAGGCGATGTCCATTCAGGACGCGATCTATGTCGGACGCCGCCGCCTTGTGACCATTTCTGACCTTGTGGCGATGGGCTACAAGCGCGAAGACATCGAGATGAACGCTGGCACTGGCGGCTTCGAGATGAACAACGAAGTCATCGTCAGAAACCCGGCTGACCAGTCGTTCTTCGGCGTCACGCAGACGGCAGACGAGACGACGGACAAGGTTTTCTACGTCGAAAGCTATATCCGCGTGGACAAGGACGGCGACGGCATCGCCGAACTGCATAAGGTCTGCACGGTCGGCAATGGCTCCTTCATTCTGCATGATGAAGTAGTGCAGTCGGCTCCGTTCTCCATTCTTGAGCCTGATCCGACGCCTCATACGATCTTCGGCATGTCTATCGCCGATCAGACGATGGACCTGCAGCTGATTAAGTCGTCGATTATGCGTAACACGCTGGACAGTCTTGCCCAGTCCATCCATCCGCGCACCGTCGTGGTGGAAGGTCAGGTCAACATGGACGACGTGCTTAACAATGAGACGGGAGCCATCATCCGGGCGCGCAACCCGGGCGCAGTGGTGCCGTTTGCCACCCCGTTCGTCGGCCAGCCTGCTCTTGGCGTCATGGCCTATCTGGACGAGGTGAAAACTCAGCGCACGGGCATCTCCCGCACGTCGCAGGGGCTCGATGCTGACGTGCTGCAGTCCACAACGCGGTCAGCGGTGCAGGCACAGCTGTCTGCTTCTCAGGACCGCATCGAGATGATCGCCCGCCTGTTCGCAGACGGCCTGAAGGAGTGCTTCCAAGGGCTCCTGCAACTGGTCGTCCAGCATCAGGACAAGGCGAAGATCGTGCGCCTGCGTAACAAGTTCGTCCCGATTGATCCGCGCGGCTGGGATAGCTCCATGGATATGGTCGTCAACATCGCACTTGGACGTGGCTCTGACGAGATGCGCCTGATGGGTCTGCAGCAGGTGGCTTCAATGCAGCAGGCTGCGATTGAGAAGTACGGCCCCAACAACCCGCTGGTTGATCTGACCCAGTTCCGCAACACGCTTGCTCAGATGACCACGCTGCAGGGCTTCCAAGACGCATCGCAGTTCTGGAAGGAGATCAACCCGCAGGAAGTGCAGGCGTTCATGCAGCAGATGTCGGCTGGGGCGAACAAGCCTGACCCGGCGCAGCTGCTCGCTCAGGTGGAGGCCGAAAAGATCAAGGCCGACATCATCATCAGCGCCGCCAAGCAGGAACTGGATCGCCAGAAGGCAGTGGCCGACGCTGACCTGCAGCGCGACAAGCTGATCGCTGACAGCGTTCTGAAGGCTGCCGAGATACAGGCGAAATACGGGGCGCAGGTGGACATCGCCTCCATCCGTGGCGAGATCGACCGGCAGCGGACGGAAATACAGGAGATGTTCAAGATGGCGCAGGCATATGCCCCGCCGCCTGCTCCTCCTCAGTCGCCTGCTGCACCAGCTCCAATGATGCCTCCGGGCATGATGCCTCCGGTGGTTTAATGAAACAGCTGGATCACGAAGCCATCGAGGCATCCACGATCCATATGATGCGCCGGGGGGTGTATCTATTGCAGGCTCACCGTTTCGCGGGCTCCGAAATGGAACATGCGAACCGGCTCCTGCGCTGGGCGGACCCGGAACCTGATGCAAAGATCATTGATCTTGGCTCAGGCACCGGGTCGCTGGCTGCTGCATGGCTAACCATCCGCCCAGACCTTCAGTTCACGCTGGTGAACATCAACAAGTTCCAGCTGGATATGTCTCCTGCCGCCTGCACGACGATCCTGTGCGACATGGAACAGGTGCCACGGTCGGACGCCCAGTATGATATGGCGCTGTCCTGTTTTGCCTTTGGACACGCCGACGCCGAGCCGATGATGCTGGAAGCCGCGCGGCTGCTGCGTCCGGGTGGCGTCTTTTTCATTTATGACATGCTGCCAAACGCATCTAAGACGGACGTGATGCTGTCCTTCGGATATGAACTACACAGCCGGGAAACGATGGAGCGGTTGGCGAAAGAGGCCGGACTACAAACAGACTTTTACATGGAGCCGTCAGATCGGCGCATCCTGCATGATCGCGTGCCTGAGTTGGCCGAGGTTTTCCATGAAATCCAGCCGGTGATTTACAGGTTTACTAAGGGGGACGCATGACCTTCGAGCAGGAAGAACTGTGGCGGGAAGCCAAGGCGTTTACTAACAGCGCCGCCTTCAGGGAAGTCATGCGGCTTCTGGACGAGAGATACACGTCTGACTGGAAGCTCTCCGAACCGGAGGACAGTGAGGCGAGGAATGACGCGTACTACATGGTGCGCGCCATAACTGCGCTAAAGGACCAGCTGGCGATGATCGCCTCTGCTCCTGATGTGGCGCAGTTCAACCGCCGCTTGAAGCGGAACTGAAACGGAGTACATTATGTCTGAAGCCGAGCAGTCGCGGTCCAGCGAAATCGGCCTTGCTGAAGCAGCACGCGCGTTTGCGGCTCTTTCGGAAGGTCAGCAGACCCAAGCCGAACCCGTCAAAGTCGATGCTGCAGATGCCGAAGTCGATGAGACAGAGGCGGCGGCTGAATATGCCAATGAGACGCCATCAAACGAGGACAGGACGCCATCTGACGATGGTTCCGAGGATGATGGTGAGGCAGAAGCAGTCGCGGACGACGAAGGTGGCAAAGATAAGCCGATTGATCCGAACACGCTAGTAACCGTCAAAATCGACGGCAAGACGACGCAGGTTCCGCTGAAAGAGGCTTTGGAAGGCTACCAGAGGCAGTCCGATTATTCGCGTAACATCGTTGCAATTAAGCAGGAGAAGCAAAGGTTAGACACTGAACGGGCTCAGATGGAGCAGGTTCTCAACTCGGTTATCCCGATCCTGCAGTCGCAGGTTGAAGTGGAGCCGGATTGGCAGCAAATCCATCGCGATGACCCAATCAACTATCCGATCCTCCGCGACCAATGGAGAGACAGGCAGGCTCGACTGGCTGCAGTGCAGCAAGAGCAGCAACGTCTCGAAATGGCTCGGCAGGCGCAGGAGGCTGCTACGAAACAGCAGCTGATTGTGGAAGGTCAGAAGTTTCTTGCTTCGACTTTCACGGAATGGTCTGACCCCGGCAAGATGGAAACCTCGATCAAGCAGCTTCGGTCGTATGGCGAAACTCAAGGCTTTACGAACGATGAATTGAGACAGGTTTATGATCCTCGCTACGTCGTCATCCTCGAAAAAGCTCGCAGGTATGACGCACTGAAGTCGAACCGCCCGAAGCCTGTGAAGCAGGAAGGGCCGCGACCGATGCGTGGTGGGTCTGCATCAAATCCTGTACGCGGCAACGAAGTTCAGCGAGTACAACAGCGTCTCAAAGCAACTGGCCACGTCAATGACGCGGCTGCGTACTTCAGTCTTCTAGACTCTCGGAGAAAATAAAATGGCTGCTGTTTCCAAGGTTACGACCTACGACGGTCCGAACTCGATCCGTGAAGACCTGTCGAATGTCATCTATGACATCTCCCCCACCGACACGCCGTTCATGTCCAACATTGGCCGTGACACCTGCGAAAACACGTACTTCGAGTGGCAGACGGACGTTCTCGCTGCGGCGAACACGTCTAACGCCGCCATCGAAGGCGCGGATGCCGGTGACGCCGACTTCGTGGACACCGTTCGCGTTGCCAACTACACGCAGATCAGCCGCAAGGTTATCTCCGTGTCGAACACCGATAACAAGGTGAACAACGCGGGCATGACCTCGCAGATGAGCTACCAGAAGGCGAAGGCTGCTAAGGAGCTGAAGCGCGACATGGAAGCCATCCTCACCAGCAACCAAGCTGGCGTGGCTGGTAACTCCACCTCGACGGCCCGCAAGACCGCTGGCCTGCCGACGTGGCTCATCACCAACTCGCAGGCGAACGGCGCGACCGTTTCCTCGATGTCGGGCGCTGGTGGCAACGGTTATCCCTCGACCGCGTGGACGAGCCTCTCGACCTCGACGGACGTTGCGCTGACCGAAACCATGCTCAAGACCGCCATCCAGCAGGTCTGGACGCAGGGTGGCGATCCGAAGGTGTTCATGGTGAACGCCTACAACAAGACGGTGGCGTCTGCGTTCTCTGGCCTCGCCCAGCAGCGCATGAACTACACCTCCGCGCAGCCGATGAAAATCATCGCCACCGCCGACATCTATCTCGGCGACTTCGGCGAGGTTTCCATCGTTCCGAACCGCTTCAGCCCGGGCAACTTCGCCTTCGTGCTGGATCCGGAATATGCGTCCGTGTCGTACCTGCGTCCCTTCCAGACCTTCGACCTCGCCGTGACCGGCGACTCGGTGAAGGCGGAAATGGTCGTGGAATACGGCCTCCGCATCAAGTCGGAAAAAGCACACGCATGTATTGCGAACATCATCGCTTCGTGATCTAAATTGTAGGGGCCGCACGCGGCCCCTACTCTTTAGGAGGCGTCATGGGAAAGCATAATCTTCCCCTTATCGTTAGGGTGCTTAACAACTGCATCCCGGAGCCGAATAGCGGGTGCTGGCTTTGGATGGGGACGACGAACGGAAGGTATCCGCAATTAAAGGTTGGGCAAAAGAACATTTATGCTCACAGAATATCTTGTGAATTCATACATGGCCCGATTGGCAGCCTTAATGCCCTGCACAAATGTGACAATACATTCTGCGTAAACCCAGAGCATCTTTATCCGGGCACGCAAAAGCAAAATGTCGAAGATTGCAGGTCGCGTGGGAGGCTGTCTGGCGGTGCAAAAAAACCTCAAATGGGATCAAGCCGACCGCTTGCAAAACTGACGGAACGTGATGCTGCCGAAATTAAAAAATCAACGGAAAAGGGTATAGTGTTGGCTAGGCGGTTTGGGGTTTCTGCGGGGATTATCTCCCAGATACGATCTGGAAAACGGTGGAAGCACGTTAATGGCTGATTACGACATCAAACAAAACACATCTGAAGTCATCTCCTACGACAGCCTGACCGGCACGTTGCAGAAGATGCACTTCACCACGGACAACAAGCTCGTCCTTGAAACCGAGTACGCTGTCGATCCGATTGCCGAGATGGCAAAGGCGGAACGTGACGCAATCAGCCGCACGGAAAAGGTTCCAGACGGCATGGTGAAGGTCGCGTCTTTGCCGATGATGGTGTATCTTGATCTGCGGAAACGCGGTATTCTTGGCGACCGAACGGAACTGCGGAAATGGCTGGCGTCTGAGGAAGCCGCGCCATTCCGTACGCACTGGATCAAGAGCTGATGGCGACCATTACCAACTATGCCACGCTGAAGTCCACCATTGCGGACTATCTGAACCGTGCTGACCTGACGTCTCAGATCGAGACGTTCATCCAGTTTGCTGAGGCGGACCTGAACACGCGGCTACGGTGCCGCGAGCAGATTGTGCGCGCCGAGGCCACGTCGGATGCCGAGTTTGTCCAGCTACCTGCTGACTGGCTGGAGGCGATCAACCTACACATTGTTGGCGGCCAGCAGCCGCTTCGCTATGTGACGCTGGATGAGGCCGACATCATCAAGAAGGAGCAGATTTACACGGCTCCCCATAACTATTCGCTGATGAACGGTGCGATTGAGATCATCCCGGAGCCAGCGGACGACATCGACATCGAGATGATCTATTACGCCAAAATCCCGGCGCTCACCGATGTCAATACGACCAACTGGCTGCTGACCAAGGCTCCTGACGTTTACCTGTATGGCGCACTGACGCACGCTGCTCCGTTCCTCATGGATGACCAGCGCATTGCTGTCTTCGCCCAGATTTATCTTGCTCGCGTTCAGGCGTTGCAGGATGAAAGCCAGAAATCACTGCATAGCGGTTCTCCGCTGATCGCGCGCACCCGGAGGGTTTACTGATGGCCGGTTTGACTAATTACGCTGAAGACCTTGTTCTCGATTGGCTGTTCACGACTGGCTCGGCAACCCGTCCGACCTCGTGGTATGTCGCTCTCTACACCGTGGCTCCCGGCGAAGGTGGCGGCGGCACTGAGGTGTCTGGCGGCTCCTATGCCCGCACGGCTGCCACGTTCACTGTCTCCGGCACCGCGCCGACGACAGCCTCCAACTCTGCCGCTGTCGAGTTCGCTGAGGCCAGCGGGTCTTGGGGCACCATCGTCGCGGCTGGCATCTTCGACGCCTCGACCTCCGGCAACCTGATAGCGTTCGCCAACCTGACGACTTCGAAGGCCATTGATACGGGTGACGTTCTCCGGTTTAACACCGGGGAGATTGATATCACGCTCGACTGATGGCGCTCGGGCGGGCATACGGCGAATATGACTATGGTGACGGTGCATATGGCACTTCAGTCACCATAGACGCCGCTTGCCTAGTTGAGATCACGTCAGACGCCACGGCTGCTGCTTCCGTCACAAGATTGGCCTCTGCGGCTGCGGCCTGCCAGTCTGATATGTCAGCTGCCGGGCAGGTTGTTGTTCTCGCATCTGCGGCTGCTACTTGCACATCTGATGCGTCTGCTACGGCATCCCGCTACAAGACAGCCTCAGTCACGATTGCCTGCCAGTCAGACGCCTCTACTGATGCGACAGCTATCAGATCAGCGGCTGTTACGGTTGCCGCGTCGTCTGATATGTCGGCTGCGGCCTACGTTGTCATTCTCGGCAACGTGGTTATTCCATGCTCAAGCGATGCCACATTTGCAGCGTCGGCAATATCGCCTGCATCTGTCACCATATCCTGCACATCGAACGCAACCGCAACTGGAAACGGTATCTATTCTGCGGTATCACTAATAGCAGTCCAGAGTGATATGACGGCTGCTGCGGGCATTGATTTTTATGCCTCGGCGACTGTGACGATCACCTCTAACATGACGGCAAACGGTCGGTATCTGTGGGAGAAGGAAGCTATAGCTGCTGAGAGTTGGACGAACCAGTCATCGACCGCAGCGACATGGACACCGCAAACAATTTCGCCTGAAGTTTGGACCATCCAGTAGGAGGCTAATGTGGCCGACAGTTTCACAACTAACCTGAACCTCACGAAGCCGGAAGTTGGCGCTTCGCGTGATACGTGGGGCGGAAAGCTCAATACCGACCTCGACACGCTTGATGCTCTGTTCAACGCGGCGGGCAACGGCACGTCTGTCGGTCTTCAGGTTGGCTCCGGCAAGACGTTGACCATTGGCGGCACGATTACGCTCAACGGCACGATCAATGGCTCTGCGGCAGTTGGTGTGGCTAATGGCGGCACGGGAGCCACATCGCTCACCGCGAACAACGTAATCCTCGGAAACGGCACGTCGGCTGTACAGGTCGTCGCGCCGGGCACGAACGGAAACGTCCTGACCTCAAACGGCACGACATGGCAATCCACGGCGCTTCCTGCTGGCTTCAGCACGTCTGCTGACAATACGTTCACGGGCATCCAGACATTTTCTGGCAGTTCGTCTAAGTTGGCGATGGTTGTTTCTGATATTGCAGAAGTTGCAACTGTTTCTGCGACGGCTGCTACTGGCACCATCAACTACGACGTTACGACACAGAGCGTCCTGTATTACACATCTAACGCATCGGCCAACTGGACCGTTAACTTGCGCGGATCGTCTGGAACGTCGCTGAATACCCTGATGTCCACTGGGCAGATGATTACCGTCGTCTTCCTTGTCACGCAGGGTGCCACTGCTTATTACAACAACGCTCTCCAGATTGACGGATCGTCTGTTACGCCGAAGTGGCAGGGCGGCACGGCTCCGACGTCTGGCAACGCTTCCTCGATTGACGCTTACACGTACACCATTGTGAAGACCGGCTCTGCCGCGTTCACCGTGTTCGCGTCTCAGACCAAGTTCGCGTGAGGATAGAATGGCACCTACCGCAATCACGTTTGGCGCTGCGACGGCAAGAGGGCTTGGGTTCCTTGCTGCTGCAAAGGCGGCAACGCCGACTGTCGAATATCTCGTCGTTGCTGGCGGCGGCGGCGGCGGATCGGGGGCGGGAGGTGGAGCTGGCGCTGGTGGGTACCGGACAGATACTGGCCTCTCTGTGTCTGCTGGGATTCAATACACAGTAACCATTGGTGCAGGCGGAACTGGATCGTCAAACCAGCAGCGTGGAGGATCTGGCGGAAACTCTGTATTCAGTTCAATTACGTCCAGCGGCGGCGGCGGCGGCGGATCGGAGGGGGGGCTTGCAGAAGCTGGCGGGAACGGAGGGTCTGGAGGCGGCGGATGCAATCAGACAAGCAACTTTGGAACAGGGACGTCAGGGCAGGGGAACAACGGCGCTGGCGGATTTAAGGATGACGAGAATGGACAATACCGTGGCGGGGGCGGCGGCGGCGCAGGCGGGTCTGGGTCAAACGGAAGCTCGTCTGGAAATGGTGGAACTGGGTCGTCATCTAGCATAAGCGGCTA